CACGGAAGCCGCGAACACCGAACAGGAGCATTTCGCTCACCATCGGGGCCAATGCAGGCGCACCCGCCATCATTTCCGATGCCTGCTGCAAGAACCCGCCCGTCGCCGTGATGAACTCGGTTCGGCGCTGTTTCTCCGCATCCTCATCCGGCTGTATCGTGCTGTCCGTCTCGATGTCGATCAGGAAGCCGCGCATCCGGTCGTCACGGAGCAACTGCAGAACCTTGTCGTCAAACGATTTGCCGCTAGGCGGCTGCACGGGCTGCTGCATCGGCTGCTGGTCGGGCATACCCGGCTGCTGCGGCATCATGGGTTGAACCGGAGGCGCCGGCACATAGGCATAACCAGACATGTCCGCGATGGTCTGCGGCTGGAATTGCTCGGCAATGACCTCGGCAACAAGCTGGCCGATGTCCCGGCAGAACCGCGCCACATCGTCCTTGCTGTTCTTGACACGCCGAGCGCCGGTCTGCGCTTTCAACTGCTGCGCGCCAAGCGTCTCGTCGGGATCGGTCTGCCCCCGCAGAATGTCAGCAATGCCGGTGATCTGGTAAACGTCTTGCACAAGCTGGTTGCGCGCCTCAATAGCCCCCTGCAACGCCTGAATGACCATATCGACGGGCAGCCAATCCATCAGGCCCTTGGCCCCACCCTTCTCGGCAAAGCCCGCCCACGACTCGACAGGGACGAAGATGGATTTGTTCGACGTGATGTCGCTTTGAAGGTTCTGGATCATGATGCGGACAGAATCCGCGCCATCACCGGACGGTCCCGCCGGGACGAACGCCCGCATCATCAGGTAATCCGTCAGGTTCGCGATCTTCTCGGTTAGATCGTCGATCTCCTGCGCCTGGTCTTGGTAGTAACGATAATCGGGAGTGGGGAACAAACTCTTGCTGGTCTTCGATCCGTAGCAAGGCTCGGGGCATGGGAAGAAATCGCGGAACGAAATCGGCGGTGGGCCGTCCTCAAGAACCTCCGGGCAGTCCTTCGAGATAAAGCACGTCTTGTTGAGCGTCTTATCCCAAATCTCGTATATGCAAGCCTTGTGCTCACCGAGTTCCTTGTCGTCGTCGGATGCGGTCTTGGCCGTATAACTCAGCTTTTCGGCGTACTTCGGAAACCGCTTCTTAGCCTCTGCACGGGACTTGTAAACCCTGCGCCAAACCAGCCAGACATCGGCCCATGTGTTCGCGACGTTGTGCCCGAAGTCCTTGTAGTGGATATAATCCACCAAGGCTTTCTCGGACTGGATTTTGTCGCCGGTTAGTTCGGCCTCGTAGCGCACCCACGCCTGACCACGGGCAGCCAGCAGCCGGTCATCCCGCACCATGCGGAACCGCTCGTCAGCCCGCCCCAGGTCCAATGCCGTGTTGGTCGCGCGCTCCAATATCTCCGCTGCCGTCCTGCCAACCGGGTCGGGGTCTTTGTGCCGGCGAGAACACAGGACGTTCGGCGTCTTTGCGTAAACGGCGGGCTTCAGCGTTTCGATGTTCGACCACAGGAGGGCGAAGCGCCTAGAGCTGGCGTGCGTGCGGTGCTGGTCTAGGTAGAGCTTGACGATCTTATCGGACTGCTCGTGCCAGTCCTGGGCAGCCTTGTGATACGCCTCGATCTCCCGCCAGTACTTACGCAGCCGTCCGCTCTGTTTCTTCTCGGTTTTGTCGTTCTTGCCTTCGGGTTCGGTCGATGGGCCGTATTCCATCAAACCCTAATCCTCACCGGCCCCGTCATGCGGATAAGCTCGTCCACGGTCATGTTCTCGGCACCCCGCAATGGCGGCTCGGGTTTTTCATCTTCGGGCGGCATGTGTCCGGTCATCACCTGACAACCGTATGAGAAGCCGTCGCCGTCATGGCTCGCCCAGTTGTGAAGCGGTTCACGGGAGAAAATCCTGTTCTCCTCGTCCCACTCAAATTCCCACGCGCGAAGCCCATCCAAACCGGCCTCGCACCTGGTCTTGTTAAACTCGCACCGTTTAACGAACGTGCGCGCCGCGTTGATGCGGTCGGGCTTGGTGCTGATCGGAACGATGCCGACCTTGCCCATTCCGAAGGCCCGCAGGAATTGTTCAACAGCAGTGTACTTCGCAGAGAACGTCTTGTTGCGGGCGTCGTGGGGCAGCCATACGCGCCCCAACTTGTAACCATTGTCGGTCAATCGCTTCTGAATGCGATTAATCCAGTCCTCGGCCTGTAGGCCGGAATCGCGGTCATAGTCGATGATGGCCGCGCCGCCGACGCGGCGTTGCCAGTACCACCACGTCGATGTGTCGCGCAGTCCAATGTCGCACGAGATTTCAACGGGCGGCCCCTTGGGGTCATAAGCCACCTCGTCATTGACGCGGCCAGCCCTCTCAGCGCGCTCAATCTCGCGGGCGAGGATCGCGCCGTGGCCGATCTCATAACCACCCTCCCAGACATGCTCGGCGCGCTCAGGATCATCCGCCTTGTCGTTCTCCATGTCCTTGCGAAGAACTTCCGGGAACCACGGATTGTCGCGCCAGTTCGCCTCGACGCTGATCTTCTCAGCAGATGGAAACTTGCGGAAGAACACGTCAACCGGGTCGGTGCGGAACCTTGGGTTCCAGCCGAACCACATTTCCGACCCTTCCTTGCGGAGCGTCGGGCGCAACAGGTCTAGCGACTTCTGGCTAAGCGTCTGGGCTTCCTCAACCCACGCCAAGTCATAGCCCTCCAGAGACTTGATCGTCTCAGCGTTGTAGCTCTGCATCCCTCGAAACACGATATGCGAGCCGTTGTCGCAGCGTATCTCGGTATCCAGCACCGTGAAGTGCCGCCCGAGGTCCAGCGCCGCTATCTTGTCCGCTAAAAGCTGGCGAACGCTGTCCCGAATGCTCAACTGAATTTCGCGGATGCCGACCGCGCGAGTTAACTGCCGGTAGCACCGCACAACCATTTGCGTGGCAAAGAAGTGGCTCTTGCCAGAGCCGCGCCCGCCATACGCGCCCTTGTATCGTTTCGGAACCAGCAGCGGTTTGAATGCGCGCGGAACGTCAACTCTTAGGATCGACAATGTGCTGTTCTATGATGTTTCGCACGGTCAGCGGGTTGTCCTTGTCGCCGCCGACCTGCAACGGCAGCACGCGGCCCAACAGCGACATGAACGCTGTGGGATTGGCTCCCGCCTGTGTTTTTAGATAACCAACCGTGCCGTCTGCCCCGCCCGCCTGGTGTGCGGCCTCCAGGATCATTTCCTTAAGCTCGGTCGTGATCTTGTTTGGAACGCCTTTCGGGCGGCCTCGGGGTTTTCCCGTCCGCTTGCCCATTTCAGCCCTATTGTTTTATGGCCTTCAGGCCACGCCCGCCGGTGCCGCAATGTCCAACAGATACCGCGCCATGTCCCGCCTGATCGCCCGTTCGCTGGTCGCAAGCCTTGGCCCACCATAGGAATTGAGCAGTTTCCGCCTCACGCGCTCAAGGTCGATTGCCTCAACCATGATGGCGACAGGCCATACGTTGGCGCGGCAAGTCTCAACGCGCAGTGCTTCCGTGCGGCGTCGAGATTTCATATTCGGCCTTCCCCCGCGTCTCATGCGGGCTATCCCGTCCGGACCCGTCATACACCCGCGTTATGCAAAGGGTGGCGGGCGGCCTCGCGCGACTCAAAATTCTCTGGCGAGCGCGTCAAACCCAATCTGAGCAGCCCGCGCTACGTATTCCAGATCGCCCCAGTCCTCGCCGTATGCCGCCAAGGCCATAACCGCGTGAAACACCCGCTTGGGATGCTTTTCGAGGATGTAGATGCCCCGCATGTATTCATCAACGGCGCGCTCGCATCTCGCTTGCGTCCGATCCTCCGGGGAGGTGATCGTGTCGATGTAATCGCTGTGGCACCTGCCCCAACGAACGCCCGCGTCGAACTCAGCCGCGTTGATAAGCCCCATGATCGCGGCCTTGCCGAGCGGCGAACCAATCCGCTGGTCAGACGGGTTTGCGTATTCCTTGCGATGTGGAAGCTCTGCGGCGCGGGCCTCTTGGATTGCCCGGTCGCGCGGGCGGAATGCGATAACCGTCAATGCGAGCCTCCATTGAAAGCATTATAGCATATTGGTGCTATCACCCTCGTCATCGGGCAATCCGGCGAGCGAAAACAAAACCCGCAGCGCGGCCCTGTGAACAACCGAAATCGGAAAATCGTAAACTTGGCTAAGCAGTTCAGCGCGTTCCCGGTCGCGTTTGCTCAAACGCAAGAGGAACGCCGTTTCGTTCTTGCTGGTCATGCACGCTCTTTCGCAAGCAATCTCTGCGGATTTCGCGCCGCGAATTGTTCGGCCAATTCACGATCCAACTGCTCGCGCCGTGCTATTCGAGCGGCGAGAATGTCGCACTCCTCGCGGATTTCTGAGATGCTGGGCAGCCATTTCAGCTTTGCCGGCAATCCCGTTGCGGGTTCCGTCACGTCCCGAATAACCGAGTCTGGGTACCGCGCCAGCACAGACACCACGGCTGCGATGTACGTCTCGGGATCGTTCGCGTCACCCGTTCGATAGCAACCGAGGAGGCGGCGTGCCCCAC